TATACATTACTTCTAAACTTCTTCCAAGTATGGTGGGAGGGGGAAATACTTTAGTTCCTGAAGGAAGCTCTGATCAAGATTTTGAAAATGCTACTAATGAATTTATTCTTATTGTTAGTAGGTTAGAAAAAAGTAACGTTTCACAAGACGTAAAAGATAATTTAAAAGGTATATTAGATACTTTCGACGGTTTATACCAAGCAAACCCTGATCTTCAAGGAGATTCAGGAAGTATATTTTATACTGCACCGAGCGGCGACATCTTTGAACTTGTAATTAGAAAGGATCCGAACTCTCCTACTATAGCACCAAGAAGATATGCAGCAGCATTAGACGGGGAAGGAGTAGAAGTTCTTACTGGTCAAAAATCCTTTTCAAGTAATACTGATGTTTTAATAGAAGAAATAAAATTTAGAATAGATAATCAACTTCCATAACCAAACTATTTATATATATGAAACTCGATCAATTAAGAAAAATCATACGAGAAGAAGTAAGAGCTGCAGTTAAGGAGGAGTTACAAGAAGTAATGAATGAAGCAGTTAAGTATGCTTCGACTCCAACTAAAATGCAGGAAGTACCAAAAGGACAGCCTAAAAAATGGTCTGTAGGTAAAAGCGCTACATTAGATGAAATGCTTAACGCTACAAGAGCAGAAATGACAGGTCAAGAATACAATGACATTGTTGGCGGCTCTGGAGTTCAGAAACCTAATTTTGCATCTATGATGTCAAATCAAATGGTAAGAGAAAGTAACGGTCCGATGCCTGGCATAGATATCAGCAAGTTAGATTTTGTAGGAAAAGCTAAAGCAATTTTCGATAAATCGATAGAAAAGAGTAAAATGAGTTTATAATGGCATTTGAGATTAAGAAGATAGATCCTTTAGATTTACAGCCTAGGAAAGCAATAGGTGTAAAACTACCTTTCTCCGGTAGGGCTGTATTTAATTCTACTTATGAATCAAAAGATGCTATCAAAACTAATCTCATAAATTACTTTTTAACTGGAGCTGGAGAAAGATTTATGAATCCAACTTTTGGTAATAACTTAAGAAACTCTCTGTTTGAAAACATGACTGACGAATCAGTAAAAAGCATTGATGCTCAGATAAGGAGAGATTTAAGAGTATACTTTCCAAGAGTCGAACCAGTAAACATAAGTACTGTAGGAATACCGGACTCTAATACAGTACAGTTTTCTTTGAATTATAGAGTAAGTGAAACTAATATTGAAGACGAAGTAATAATAAATTTTGAATTATAATGGCTGATCAAAGAGATATCAAATATGTTAATAGGGAGTTTAGCGACCTCAAAGGTAGCCTTATTGAGTATGCTAAAAACTACTTTCCCGACACATATAACGACTTTAGTGAAGCATCACCCGGTCAGCTCTTTATAGAGATGGCAGCTTACGTAGGAGACGTACTATCCTACTACCAAGATACACAACTTCAAGAAACCTTCATCCAACACGCTAAGAATCCCGCTAACTTATACTCCTTAGCATATATGATGGGGTATAGACCAAGAGCAACTGCTGCAGCTTCAACCGACTTGACTATAACTCAAAGGATACCAGCAAAAAGTAGCGGAAGCGGATTCGTACCTGACTTTGATTATGCAGTTAAACTAAGTGACAACAGTGCTGCAGTAGCAAGTGTAACAGGCGATATTTCTTTTCTATTAACTCGACCTGTAGATTTTTCTTTTAGTAGCTCTTACGATCCTACAGAAATAACTATATACTCGTTAGAGAATGGTAACCCCGCAGAATATTTACTCTCTAAAACTGTAAGAGCTAACTCAGCCACAATTAACTCTACCTCATTTACATTTGGTTCTGCCGAAAAGTTTAATACCGTTACACTTGATGACACTAACATAATAAAAGTACTAGACATTACAGATAGCGACGGTAATATATGGTACGAGGTACCTTATCTAGCTCAAGATACTATTGTAAAATCTGAAGTAAATACAGAATCTGATAATAACTTAGTACCCTACTCTCTTAAGCTTGAAAACGTATCTAGAAGATTCGTAACAAGACTCACTTCAACCGGTAAACTAGAGATACAATTCGGATCTGGAGTAGTAGTAGCAAGAGATGAAGAGTTCACCCCAGACCCCACCTTGGTATCTAGCTACGGCGATGCCGATACAGTAGATAGGTTAGATCTAGCGTTTGACCCCTCAAACTTTCTATTCACAAGAACATACGGCTTAGCGCCCTCAAACACTACCCTTACAGTTAGATACCTTACCGGAGGAGGAGTTGCTGCAAACGTTCCTGCCAATACTATAACCGAATTATCCACAACTCCTACCCCTAATGACGGAGTATATTCAGCTACACTTGCAGTAACAAATAATAGACCCGCTACAGGAGGAAAAGATGGAGATACAGTAGATGAAATTAGACAAAACTCTTTAAAAGCGTTTGCTGAACAAAAGAGAGCGGTTACAGTAGAAGACATAACAGTAAGGGCGCTTTCTCTTCCACCTGATTTCGGATCGATCGCTAAAGTATATGTCACTAAGGAGGCACTATCAGAGACTGCAGGTTTATTAGAAAGAAATCCTCTTGCTATCTCCTTATATACTTTAAGCTATGATGCAGACGGTAAACTTGTAACTTCGTCTCAATCTTTGAAAAATAATCTCAAAAACTATCTATCACAATATCTCATGCTAACTGATGCAATTGATATTAAAGATGCTTTTATAGTAAATATAGGAATTAAATATGAAATTCTAACCTTACCAAATTATCAAGCTAGAGACGTACTGCTTCAAGTAACAAACACACTAAAAGATTACTTTAAGATACAAAAATGGAGCATTAACCAGAGTATAAACTTATCAAAGATGTACACTCTAATCGACAACGTCAAAGGAGTGCAAACTGTTAAGGCGATAAGAATAGTAAATAAATCTCAAGGAGCTTACTCAGAATATGCTTATGATACCGAAGGTGCAACTAAAGACAATATAGTATACCCTTCATACGATCCATGTATATTTGAGGTTAAGTTTCCTGATCAAGATATAGAGGGACGAGTAACAACATTATAAAATGGCAATATATAGAATTTATCCTGAAAAAGATACTACTATTTGGTCTGAACCCAACATAGCCGGAACTTACGGTAACGCTGGATTAGATGAAATATTAGAAGTGGGAGGCTACCCCGACGCCTATTTGACCGGTAGATCACAGAGAACGTTAATACAGTTTAGTACTTCTGATATACAGTCAACAATTAACACTAAAGTAACCGGTAGCTTTAGCAGTAGTCTAAATTTATACCTTGCCTCTGCAGGAGAAATTCCTACATCATACACTCTATATGCCTACCCTATATCTCAATCCTGGACAAACGGTACAGGCAAAAGAGACGACAGTCCACTAAATACTACAGGAGTGTCATGGCAGTATAGAGGAGCTCAAGAAAATGCTTGGGATAATTTAGGAGGAGATTTTATTACCTCTAGCGTGTCTGGTAGCCAAACATTTAGTTTAAGTAGTGTTAAAGATTTAAATATGGATGTGACTTCAATAGTCACACAGCATTATTCCGAATCTTTAGATAACTATGGTATACTACTCAAAATAGAAGACAGTTATGAGAATTATACTTCTGCAAGTATTAATTTAAAATTTTATGGAAATGATACTAATACTATTTTTCCTCCTTATCTAGAGTTTAAATGGGACGACTCTAGTTATTCAACTGGATCTCTATCAGTATTATCAACCGACATAGCTACAGTATCAATTAAAAATCACAGAGAAAAATATTTGGATTCTGATTCAGCAAGGTTTAATATTTCTGCTCGTCCGAAATACCCTACCAGAACTTTTACTACCTCGTCTATATATCTTACTGAATACGCTCTACCCGAAGAATCCTACTGGGGAATAAAAGACGAATATTCTGGAGAAATGATTATAGATTTCGATACAACGTATACCAAAATAAATGCTGATTTAAACGGTAGTTACTTCAACATCTTTATGAACTCTTTACAGCCTGAGAGATACTATAGGTTGCTTATCAAAACTACTTTAAATGGAAATACATTAGTAATAGATAATAGAAATATTTTTAAGGTAGAACGAAATGGCTAATGAAATAAAAATACAGAAAACTGTTTTTGACAAAAAACAATTCGACAGGGTAATAGATAGAGGATTTTCTACCTACGCTCAGCCTGTAGAAGAAGATGAGGAGTTGTCTATTACAGAGTTTTTTGATTTATACGAAAAGCTTTACTTTGAAATACCGGTTAACGGTGAAGAACAATCACATGAATACTTAGTAAAGAAAAGCGGAGAATTAGTCGATTTTGAAAAAGACACCGAAGACATACAACCTCTCTTGGATGAAATATCAGATTTAAGAGAACAAATTTTAGAGTATCAAAACCAAATCATAGAACTCAGTAACCCAACCTTATAGTAAGTGGCTAAATACAACTACTTTATAAATGAAATCGATCCAAATTCCTTTCAGAAGGTTGTAATCTCTGAACAGGAAAAATTACTTATAGACGATTTTAGTATAAATTCTTTTTTAGATTCCTCTAAACATAGAGTTGATTTAGGTATTTATTCATCCGAAAGCATTTTATTAGAAAATTTCGTAGATTATACAAAATATTCAAAGTTACTTAACTCAGAAGAAGCAGGAAAAGTAGGCTCTACTAATATAGTACTAGACCCTGAAAATGATGTTAGAGAGCTAGGATACGAATCTGGAGACGTAGTACTTGTATACAGGTTTCTGAATAACTATTTTGCAGCAAGTAAATTTGGTGCTGAGTTTTTTATTGAAGACATTTCTCCTGACGGTACAGAAATCAGAGCATTATGCCAATCTCTCACCGATCAGGAAGTAAAAACAAAAGCTGATGAGTTAAAAAAATATATTAACGAATCTACTTTTCTAGACAGTTTCTATTTAGACTTCTTCAACGATACTACCCCAATAGGTTTAAATATAGATACCGAGCAGACATCAAAAGGATTAGCTATAGTAATAAAACTATATGAAAGTCTTCCTGCAGGTATAACACTAAACTCTACGTTTACCGTAGAGATAAAAGTTTCCGAAGATAAAGCTTATAGTGTTTTTGCACAACCGATCGAAGAACCGGCAGAGATTAAAAGACTTAAAGGTCCGAATTTTCAAATAGAAAATAAAGACGAAAATAATAACCCTACTGAGTACTTTAATTTTAACGAACTTTTTAGTTATCCGGCAACTGGTAGTAATTTTGAACTTTACAGCTACCTTGCTGATAAAAGCGCACAAATTGCAATCAATCACAATGACTACAGCGATTTTATACATTTCAGTTCTGCAGAAGAAAGATTAAGGA